GGGCCTTGGCCTTGGCGATGAGATCCGCGTTGGCGTCGATCCTCAGCGGGGCGGTTTCGCCGGCGTCCTCGGTCTCGGCCTGGGCGGCCAGAGTCTTGCGCTGCTCCTTGCCCATGTCCACGAGGCGGACGAAGGCGCGAAGGGCCGCCGGTTCCTCGGTGCCTGCCATCACATCGATGGCGAGCTTGGCGATCTGCTTGACCTCGCTCTCGATGTAACCGTCCTTGCTCACCTCCAGGGCGAGGAAGGGCTTGGCCGCGTCGATGCGCGCCTGCATGGCATTCGCCCCTTCGTCGTGGGCGGCTTTCAGCGCCGCGTTGTACTCGGCGAGGGCTGCGGCGTCGGAGGCCAGAAGTTCCTTCAGGGTCATGGTGTTCCTCCCATGGGATTCGTGCTGCGCGACAAGCGCGCCGATCGTTTCTGCGGTTCGGCGGGACAAAGAGTCAGGCGCCGCAGGAGATGCGGCTTTCATGGACATTCGAACGTCGTCGATCATTCGGACGCGGAGGGCCTCGGCGGAGATGAGAACGGCGCCCGACCCGTAGTTCTCGGCGACGTATTCGGCGGTGACGCCACGGCCTTCGGCCACGCGGGCCAGGAAGACGCCTTCCATGGCGTCGGCGCGCGCCTGCAGGTTCTCGCGGCCGGCCTTGGTCGCGGGGTCATCGACCTTCGCGGGGGCGTTCTTGCTCACGATCTGAACGCGCTTGATGCCGGTCTGCTTCTGCCAGTCGCTGTCGTCGATGGCCACGATTTTCACGCCGATGCTTCCCTGCTCGCAGGCCGGGGACATCGCCACGATCTTCGTGCAGGCGCTCGCCAGCCAGTAGGCGGCGGATGCCATGAGGCCGTGGTTTTCCGCGGTGCAGGGCTTTTTCTCCGCCAGCGCGGAGATCGCCTGCCAGCACTGGTCCACGCCCTGCACGTCCCCGCCGGGGGAGTTGATGGCGAAGGCCACGCTGGTGCAGGCGCTGGAGGCCGCGCGGTCGCAGGCGGCCATGATGGTTCGGTAGCTCGAGCCAGAGAGGCCGAACAGGCGGGCAAGGGGGGAGGGGCCGTTGATGGAAAGCGGCCCGTCTATGCGGATGCGCGCCTCCCCGTCGTCCTCCTCGTAGATGTCGTCTACGGGGTCCTCATCGTCGTCATCCTCCTCCGCGAACATAGAGGCGGCGAGACGGATCTCGGCCTCGCTCGCGTTTTCGAGTTTCTCCAGGTAGGAGATCAGTGAGGTGGGCTCCATGGCGAACAGCTTCAAGCTGCTCATGATGAGATGAAACTACAGGGTGCACGGGGTAGTCTGCAAGTACGGAGTTATTCCGTAGGGCGGAGGGTTTCGATCTTCTCTTCGATATCGCGGCGCGGTCGGCCCCGACCCTGCTCCCAGAACTCCACGGTTCGGGCGGCCACCCCGATGGTCTGCGCAAACTGCTCGCGCGACATCGCCAGGCGCCGCTTTCGAAGCTCCCGGATTTCCTCGGCGGTCACGGGCTTACCGCCTGGCCTTCGGCGACCACGGCATAGGATTGAGCGGGGATGGCGATGATCTTTCCATCGGACTGCACGACCTTGTACCAGAGGCTCCACGTCCCGGGGGTGTCGTGAACGGCATCGTAGTGGATTGCGCCCGTGAGAGCATCATCCACGTTTGCTGTCCAGTAGGCGATTGCCGAGCTTCCGGGCTTTCGGTATCCGAACCGGACTGAGCTCGCACCCGTGATGTCCACGCCTATGATTACGCTCAGGCGAACCGTGGTGTTCTGAACGGGAAGCGCATCGTAGACGAAGTCTCCCGCAGGGGTGAAAAACTGGATCATCTATCGGCCTCCATGATGGGGATCCGAAAGCACAAGATCGGATATTGGCTTCCCAGATATCGCAAGTTCTGACACCGGAGGTTCAAGAACTGCGGAGCAGATCGGAGTCCCTGAAAGATGCAGATACAGCGCGGGAAGAGTAGACGAACTGGTGAGGACCGCATCCTCTCCGAGCAGGGCATAGCTTGCATACCCTGCTACAAGACCGAATCCGATGGTGACGGATTTTCCTACCAGGGTGTAGGCGCTGTATCCGGCATTGATGCCAGCGCCAAGCGATGCGCCTTCACCTGTGGCGAGGTAGGAACCGTAGCCCGCGGAGATCCCGACTCCGGGGGTTGCGCTCCGACCGGTGAGGGTACAGGCACCGTAGTTGGCAGAGAGCATGTAATGGGTAGCCCCAGAAAAGGTCAGCGTAGCGTTCTGGCCTGCAAGCGCATAGCTGCCGTAGCCGGCCCCGAGGCCGGCCCCGGAAGTTGCGGGCTCGCCAGTCAGAGCGTAGGTTCCGTAACCCGCCGCCAGCGTGTAGTGGGTTCCTGCGGCGGTCTTGGTGAGCGTAGCATCCTGGCCGGTGAGGGCATAGATGCCCATGGCGATGGATACCGAATGCGAGATCGCGGACGTGCTTTCACCGGCAAGAGAGTAGCTTCCGTAGCCAGCCTGCAGGGTGTAGGAGGCGGGGCCTCCGGTCTTGGTGAGTGTGGCTGGCTCGCCCGTCAGGGCGTAGGAGCCGTAGTTCGCGTTGCCCGACGCGGACCGGTTCGCGCTGTTTCCGCTCAGAGAGTAGGCGCCGTAGCCTGCCGCCAGCGTGTAGTGATTTGCGGAGGAAGTATAGGTGAGCGTGGCATTCTGGCCGGACAGCGCGTAGCTGCCGTAGCCGACTCCTATCCCTACCGCAGGAGTCGCGTTCTGGCCAGTCAGAGCGTAGGTTCCATAGCCTGCGCCAAGACCCGCTCCGAGGGTGGAGTTCTGGCCCGAGAGCGCATACGTACCGTACCCGGCTCCAAGGCCCGCGCCGGGGGTAGCGTTCTGACCGGAGAGAGCATAGGCGCCATAGCCTGCGCCGAAGCCGGCGCCGAGGGTGGAGCTCTGGCCGGTGGCGGTGTAGGCGCCATAGTCGACCGCGAGGGTGTAGTGGTTTCCCGCGGCAGTCTTGGTCAGGGTCGCGTTCTGGCCGGTGAGAGTGTACGCGCCGTAGTTCCCGTTTCCCGATGCGCTTCGGTTGGCGTTGTTCCCGGTGAGAGCGTAGGTTCCGTAGTTGGCCGATAGGGAGAAGTTGTGCTGGGTGTAGGCGAGGGTGGCGTTCTGGCCGGTGAGAGTGTAGGCGCCGTAGTTGGCCGAGAGGGTGTAGTCGTTCCAGTAGGTGATTTTTACCTGGCCGTTGGCCCCGGCTCCGCCTACCTTCGCGGGAGTGCCAGTCGTGCCTCCGCTTCCACCACCACCACCGCCCGGAGCGTTTCCAGCGTTTCCACTACCGCCTGCCGCGCCACCGTTGCCGCCGTTTCCACCACCGTCGTTTCCCGTTCCGCCGGTGGGCGTTCCTGCATCGCCGCCTGCAGCGCCATTTCCCGCAGCGCCTCCTCCGCCGCCGCCGGTTCCCGAGGAGTTGGCCGCACTGTTGCCGCCGGCGTAGGTGACGTCTCCCGTCCCCGTGGTAGCCCCGGTGCGTTTTGTTCCCGTTCGGTTTCCGTAGTTCCCGCCCCGGGCCATGACGGTGTTGTTGTTGAAGTCGGAGAAGGTTCCGTTCGTTCCGTTGGCGTAGTTGGTGCCGCCGGTTCCCCTCGTTCCGATGTTGCCGGTGTAGTTGGTTCCTGGGGTCAGCCCCGAGATGTTCGATCGTGAGTAGCCGCCGCCTGCACCACCTGCGCCGCCAGTGGAGGAGTTGTTGTTGGCCCCACCTCCAGCACCTGCACCCCATACCTCCACCATGGCCCGCGAGACGTTCGTGGGGCATATCCACCCGTAGGCGCCTGGGGTTGTGTAGGTGGAGGTGCCAGCCATTTACCTCATCCGGTCAAGAAACCACTCCCATCCCTTCATCAGGGCGGGATGCGGAATCTTCCAGTCCCACAGCGTTTCCTTCATCTGGCGCACCTTCTCATCGTTGGGAAGCATGTAGGCGTGCCAGAAGAAGTTCCAATCCTTCAGGTTCATCCGTTCCAGCAACCCCGTCACCGTGTCGTGCTTGTAGCCGTGGCGGGCGATGTTGTGGCTCATGATGTAGTCGTCAGAGAGGTGCTCTGCGTTCAACCCCGCGTGGATTTCCGCGATGGTCGGGGTGCAGCGCTCGATGACCTCCTCCATCGAAAGGTCGGGCAGGTCCCAGACGCCGAAGCACTTTCGCGGTGCGATGGTGAGCCACCCACAGGTGCCGATGTGACGGGCGTCCTTGATCTGGCTCTCATCGTAGCGCTGGCGGACGTTGGCCATGTCCTGGGCGTTGTGCGCGCAGGTGTCATCGGGGAACAGTGATGTGAAGTCCAGGCACTCGGGATGCACGAGGGTGTCGGCGTCGAAGAAGATCGCCCAGTCGGCATCCGTGGCAAGCTGTCCGCACTGCAATTTCTCGCAGACCACGGGCCACTTCGGCCACTTGCGTTCCTTGATGACGCGGAACTCCGCTCCGATTTTTCGCGCGTAGTAGCGCATGAGCGGGAAGGTGATCTCGGTGATCTCGGGAGCGTAGGTGTCAACGTCGAGGGTGAAAATGATTTTTTTCATGGTCGGTTAAGGGAAAGCCACATGCCGGAGGGTCCTCCGGAGCTTATTGAGAAGGAGCACGCATCACAAACCCATTCCGCGCTCTGCCCAGTGCCATACGCATAGATGTTTGTCCCGGTGGTAGCCCTCCATGCGATCGCCGCATACAGATATGCGCTGGCTTCATTTCCATCTGCCGCTCCGCCTCCGATCTGGGCGGTGAACTCGGTCCCTGTTTCAACTTGACACCCGTATCCGCCGAAAACAAGTTCAGTGGTTCCGGTCGTGGTAATGTTGCCCGACTGATAGGGGGAGGCGGAGCCTTTGCCCGAGCTGGGACCCGCATCGAGAGACGCTGATCCGCCGGTTGGCCTGAACTGCACCACCCAGAACGTTACCGGACTCGATCCGTTGACAGGTTGATGGATCACCGGCGTCATGGAGGCGTTCGCCGTGGCGCTCAATACGTAGCCGAATCCGCATGTGGTGTCGATGTAGTAACCATTTGAATAGGTCAACTTGCTGAATGTGTTCCCGCCGCTTCCGTCGTCGATATAGATTGTGCTTGCGTTGGCACCGCCGCCGTAATTGAAATAGGCCACGAGCAGATCGCCCGCCGAGACGTTCAGTGGTGATCCTGCGGATACCGTAGATGTGGAAGAGTTTCCGTTTCCGTAGCACGCCGCGATCAGGCTTCCAAAAGATGCCGCCATCTCAATGCCTCACTAACGTCATGCAGGGAGGATTGGAAAAATACTCATACGCGCCGATATCCCATGCGGACCCCTGCGGTCGGACTGTTCCCAAAATGTCGGTGGTGAAGTATCCCGCCTCGCTTGTTCCCGCATCTATGGTTGATCCCGCGGAGGTCGGACCATAGAGACTTGCCAACGTGTACCCTTGACCAGAGGCGACGGCGGGAGTCTGCGTCAAATTGTGGGTGCCGACATTCAGCGTTGTCACGTCTCCGATTCCCGCATCCGTAAGCGGGGTGTTCGTGGCGATGAGGTGGGTATTGTCGATTGCCAGCACGTTGATCTTGTTGGTTCTGCTTGAGAGGTGAATCGCCGCAAGTCCGCTGGAATAATCCGGTACGATCGTATTGTTCCAGATGTAGCAGCTTCCACCCGAGGCATAGTAGGGATCCAGATTGATTGCGCCTTGGGAGGTCATCGCGCCGTAGATCACGTTGTTGTAGATATACGTGTCCGATGAGTAGCTGATATTCGGGTACGCCGAGTTTGCTCCTCCATACACATCGTGAATGTAGGAGTTTCGGATATACCCCGTCGCCACCCCCATCATGCCCGGGTCGTGATAGAGACCGTTGGTGTGATAGGTTCCGCCGGAGATGGAGTTTCCGAAGGCGTTGTAGAGATAGCTACCGTTGAAGTCTGCGCAGAAGTCCACCAACTGGCAATTGTCATGGATTCTTGATCCATTCTGAATGACGGGGATTCCCCGAATACAGGCTCCGCATGAGGCATTCGCCAAAGAAGCGTTTTCGGAGTTTTCCACCTCGCAGTTGTCCAGGATCACCGTCGTCCCGCCGTTGGTAAGCGGGCCGGGATTCGCCACGCCTCCCATGAGGCCGTCGGCTCCAGTGTTGGTCACCCAGCCGTGAATGTGACAATTCTTTATGAGTACGTTCGCAATCCATTTGATGTAGACCAGATAGACGTATTCTGCCCCGATGGTAAGGTGACAGATTTCAAAGTTGTCCAGTGTCACGTAGGGATATTGGAGTAGCACCATCCCACCGTTCGATGAGATGCTTGCATAGTTCATGTCAAAGAGCGGGCGCGACCATGATCCGCCAGAATACCAAGTCACGTCAAACCCGTAATAGTCCGAGTTTCCGGCAGACCCACCGGCGTTCTGCGTCAAAGGAAAGCAGGCTGCCGGCCACGTCACGCCGCCCTTGAAGATGAAGTGATCCCCGGCGGCGTGCGTATAGGTCCCGCTGAACCCGTTCATATAGGGATGGCGCTGCCATGGAGCGCCGGTGGAGGTCCCGGCGTTCGCATCCGAGCCTGATGAGTAGTCGATATAGTAGGTCGCCACGCGACCTCTCCTCTACGCGAGCTGCAAGACGCCGTTGGTGCCGTCGAGGGTGATAGCGAAGGTGTCACCCGTGTTGCAGGTGACCGCGCTACCGTAGTCCCACCATCCAATGAGGTCCTTGTTCGTTGAAGAGTAGTCGAACAGGACGCAATAGCGGAACGGACCGAAGCTTCCGCCCGTTGCCGTCCACGTCGAGGGGCTGGCAAGGATCAGTATCGCCGTTCCGCTTGACTGGTTGCAGCTCGTGAAGGCGCACGTCCCGCCGTACTGCGCGTAGCCGTTCTGAGCGGTGATCTCCGCAGGGGTGTTGTAGACGGTGTTCGACTGCGCTGGGGCCGCGTTCGTGAGGTAGATTTTCAGTGTGTCGGTCTTCAGGATGTCGGTCCCGCCCAGGATGTTTGCGGCCGCGCAATAGAACTTGTTGTAGGCTACAGACATGAGATTCTCCTTTTCCCGTTATCCGCGATTGATGGTCATTCCAGAGTCATAGTCTTTCGTGACCACCTGGATCTGGCCGTTTTCCACGTGCAATAAGCACCGATAGTGCTCCAGCGCCGCCTTGATGTCCTTGGCGCAATCGGAGAGGCGCTGGGCCGTCGTCGGCATGAAGAACTTCAGAGTCTCGGCCGTCATCTCGTAGTGCACAGTCCCTCCCTATTGTCCGAAGGCCTCGAGGATCAGGTCCAGCGCCAGGCCTGCCCCGGCCCCGATTCCCGCGGTGCCGATGTCGCCCTTGCCAAGGATCGCGCCGCCGGAGGCCCCCGCGGAAACGAGCGCCGCGGCGCGCCAGATCCTAACTCGCACCCGCTGGGCGTCCATTTCCGTTTTGTGATCCGTCTCCGCCTTGTCGATTACTCCCTGCTGGGCCTTGATTTTCTGGTCCAGGGTATCCGAAGTATCGTGCGACGCTTTCAACGAATCCCTTGCTTCGCTCAACTGCTGCCGCAAACTCGCTATCTCCGCCTGGAGCGTTTGCGGGTCCGGGGAGTCCTTCGAGGATTGTTCTAAGTCCTGCAATCGTTTTTCGATCTGCTTCGCGGCCTGCTCGAAGTTGTCCGATCTGTCCTTCCAGTAGTTGCGCTGTGCTATCAGCAGTGCCAAGTCGAGCCTCTGCTGTATCACGCTGCTCTCGGTAGGCGGAGGCGAGCTTGGCAAGGTCGGCGTTGTTTGCGCGGAGCTTTGCCACGTCGGAAGCGAAAGCAGAATCAGCACGGTCAGCGCGAACCTTTTCATATACGAGGCCTCCTGCCAGGAGCGCGATTATGGCGGCGAACACCCACCACGGGATTTTCACTGCGGGACACCCTGCGTGGGCGAGGAGGGCGGCGCAGGCGGGGCCTTGGTGTCGGCGCTGGAGGCTTTCCACAGCAGGCCGCTTGCCACCACCAGGAGGCCGCCCACGACGGTCCAGAGGTCCGGGCCTTTCTGGCCGCTGGTGAAGAGGTACACGATGGCCACGACCATGAGCACGGAGCCCCAGAAGCGCTTGTCATCGCCGTCGCCGTTTTTGTCAAGAAAGAAATCGCCGAGCGTCTTCAGGAATGCTTTCATGCTGCTTCTCCTATGGCCGGGCCAAGGCCGGCGGCTACCACGACAAGTCCGCGGCGCCAGATGTTCTTGATGCGCGCCGCTCGGTTCTTGCCTCGGAAATGCTCCTGGGCGATCACGAGCGCCGAGTAGGCGGCCGCGGTTCCCAGCATCTGCGCCCAGCCCGAGGGGTCATGGGGAACGGGAAGGCGCTGGATGTAGAACATGCGGACATAGAAGCAGGCGGCGGCCAGCCCCCAGACGAAGAGGATGTCGATTCCGTCGATGAGCGAATCGGCGAAGGCTTTCACGCGGCCTCCATGGAGATCCATGCCTGCGCGGGGTCGAGCTTGCGAAGCTCCGCCAGTTCCTCGGTCACCTGAGAGGCCAGCCACTCGAGGTCGGCCCGGTTGACCACGCGGATGCAGCCCCAGGTGAAGTCCAGCGTGGAGAAGTGGATCCCATAGGCGGCGTCGTGCACCCAGCGGCCAGTGGCGTCGAGGAACTTGCCCGAGGCGTCCACGGTCCACTCGGGCACCATGCGCCAGGCGGTGGTTGAGATGAAAAACGGAGCCAAGTCATCGGCGGTCCGCGGGAATACGCCGGTGATTTTCCACTGGCCCGGCGGGAAGCCCTGCGGCATATAGGGAAGGCCATCGGGAACGCTGCGTGGGCCGGTTCCATCGCGGTTGAGGCGAACGGTGTTGTCCACCAGGATCTCGCGCCCGTAGGCGGTGATGAGCTTCGAGGCGGCGGTGTAGGTGACGTCGCTCATTTCAGGATCGCCACGATGACGCTGCCGCAGACGCCCACCGCGGCGGCTACGCCCAAGAGGACGTTGACGATGTTCGCCTTGCGCGGATTCGGGGCGGCCTCCATGGGGCAGACCCGGGGATGACTGTGGCGCCAGGTCTCGATTTCCGTCATGCGCTGGGCAAGGCCCTTGGTACCGTTCCCGAGGATCGCCGTTCTCATCATGGCGACATCCTCAAGGAGTTGCGTTTCCTGCTGCGCTGTCATTTCGGTGCTCCTGCGGGTTGCGGGGTTTTGCCGTTGCTGCCGGGTGCGGGAGGGGCCCCTGGGGCGGCCTTGGGGGCGCCTGCCTTGGCCACCTCCAGCTCGTGGGCCTTGTTGGCCTGATCCTTGGCTTCCGCCTCCTCCATCGTGGTGGCGCTTACGCTGATTTTCTGCTCCCACGGGGGGATCGGGAGGATCGGGAAGGTGCGCTTGTTGCGCTGGATGTTGCTCGCGGCGTCTCCTCCGCCGCGCTCGTAGCTGACTTTCTCCACGGTGGTCGCCGACATCGCCAGGTAGGCTTTGTCCGCCTCGGCCTCTTTCGTGGGGTCGATCTGCACCGGCGGGGAGCCGATGAAGCGGTGCTTGCACCACGCGGCCCTGAGGCGCGGGTCATTCCAGCCCGGGCAGGAGATGCGCCCTGCGGCGATCTCCACGGCGAGGAAGTTCTCGTAGATCACGCTCAGGCAGCCGATGTCCAGGGCGTCGCGGTCCATCTCCACGCCGCGGTAGACGACCATGAGGGCGGTGCGTGCCGCGGAGTAGGAGCTGTCATACTTGATCTTGAAGTGCTCGATGGACATCCCGTAGGGCACCAGAAGCGGTGCGAGCATGGCGTCCAGCGTCTTGTCGAAGTCGGGGCCGGGCGCGTTGTTCTGGAGAAACTCCAGCTTGTCGCCCTGGCCGGCCGATGTGATGAGCGTGGACCCCGGCACGTTGAAGGCCGTTTCCTCCAGGGGGACCACGTTGACCTGGGAGGCAAGGCCGAAGCTGTCGGTGACGGCCACCCCCAGCGGGGCGGCGACACTGCCGAAGCCCTGGACCGGTGCGGGGCCCGCTGGGGGCACGCCGAGGTTCTCGAAGGGGTTGGTGGGGGGCGCCTGCTCGTTGGTGACGATGCCCACCATGTTCGACTGGTTGATGGCCTTCTTGACCACGCTGACGAAGAAGTCCTCCAGGAGCTCGAACTCCTGGACGGTGGACCCCAACTGAGAGTAGCCTCGGCCCTGGCCGGCGTACTCGGGGGCAAACCAGTGCACCATGTGCGTGCGGCCGGACTTCTCACCGATGCGGGGGACCGTGCGCTCCTCAAGGGTTCCGCCGATGGGGTCCTGCGGGGGCTGCACCCAGATCTTGTAGGCTCGCTCGCTGCCGTCGGGATTGCGTTCGATGCCGTCGTAGAACTTGTAGGGCATGAGCGTGGTGGAGGTGATGGCATCCCCTCGGATCTGGTTGGCGTCGATGATTTCCCACTGGATGCCTGCAATGAGGTCCTGGCGCTGGGGGTAGTACAGGCGCAGAAACTCGTCGTTGTCGCGGGTCTTGCTCACCATGAGCTGGTGCATGGCCTGCTTGAGGTTCCACAGGCCAGAACGGTGGCTGGACTTCGAGGAGGCCCAGAGGTCGAAGGACTGGTTGACCTTCTGCGCCCAGGCGTCGGCCTCCTCCTCGCTGATGCCCAGCACGGCGGCCATGGGCGTGGCGGAAAGCGTGAGGCCGCGGTCGATGACGGTATCGGCCTTGCGGTGGATGAGGCCGTAGGCGTGAATACTGTCTTCGGCGATGTCGCGGGCCTGCTGGCGCAAGCCCCAGTGCCAGGTGATTCGGCCGCCGATGGGCTTACTCTGTCCGCCCATCCATTTGCCGCCGGTGGAGCGGCTCCATCCGGTGAGGAATCCGCCGGCTCCGGCGCCCGAGGAGTAGTCGGCGCGGAGGCGGGCGGGGCGCGCATCCTTGAGCTTCTGAAGGTACTCGGCCTTGAGGCGGTTGGCCTCGTCGGCCTGTGCGGCCTCCCGGGCGGCGCGTGCGATCTTAGGCATACGTGAGCCTCGCCTTGAGGTGGGTCTCGGGCTTCCTGTCCGCGCCGAGTGTGCGGGTGATGGTGACGGTGCAGGAACGCAGGCCCCAGCGCCAGCCGCGATCGACCAGAGCGCGCTCGAGGTCCGAGAGTACGGAGCGGGGGAGGACGGGGATATCGCGGACGGGGTGGCCGCCGAAGGTGCCGAACTCAAGCTCGGCGGGGCGCGCGCGAAGGTCAGGAAGGCCCGTGATATCCTCGCTGTGGATTACGGGCACGCGCATCATCGGCGGTCCACCGATGGTTGGAAGGCTGCCGTGTAGAGATAGAGATGGCGGAGTGCCCATTCGCCACGGAGTCTGGCCCTGCGCGCACAGCGAATTGTTCGTCTATCCATCCGGCGGGTGACCTTTGCCACTGGAGGCGTGGGAGGAATCTTGAGGTCCACACTCAGCGTTACTATGCGCATCATCGCCGCCTCAGCGTGAGGTTGGTGTTGCGCCGGCCGTAGAGCTTTCCGAAGTAGTAGCCCACCTGGCGCTCGGCGAAGATCACCGCATCCTGCACCTGCTTGAGGTCGCGGCGCTTGGCGCTCTGCTGGCCCTCGCCACCGGAGAAGGTGTAGGACTCAACGGGGGAGGCCATGAGCATGGTGAGCTGCGCCTGAAGCGCGGTGAGCTGGGTGGTCCAGTAGGAGTACTGCTGCTGGTAGAGCTGGTAGACGGTGGTGGGCAGCACCGAGAGCGTGTTCTGGGTCACGGGCTGTGATAGATCGCTCACACGGGGAAGATACCACAAAGCTACCCGGTGCACAAGGTAGCAAAATCAGGGGCGAGCGATCCCTCCCTCCAGCCAGGTGAGGGCGTGGTTACTGCCGATTTCCTCCGCCTGGCGCTGCGTGGCCCCCTTCTCGCGCGCGGCCTTTCGCATGCCCTCGACCAGCCCCATGAGGTAGATGTCCCCTGCGGCCATGTTGTACACCCGGCAGTCCAGTGCCTCGTTTCGCCGGCCCCCGGAGACGAAGCTGCCATCGGCAAGCTGCTCCTCGGCGGTGAGCTGCGCGAAGTAGGAGTCGGGGTAGTCGCGGGGGAAATCCTGGAAGCCGCTGGGCTGCGGGTCGGCCGGTCGTCGGGTGACGGTGCCAAGCTTATTGTACAGCTGCGCCTTGTAGAACTGCGTGTTGATCTCGTAGAGGACCTGGGTGACGTCCCCGATCTGCAAGATCCGCCAGCGCTTGTAGGCGGTGCCCGCGATGTCCCCTTTTTCCCGGCGCTCAGGGTCGGCCACGATCTGCTTGGCGCCCTTGCAGGGGAAGGTGGATCTCCAGCGGCCGCAGAAGGCGTAGACGATGTTGGTTACGTTTCCATCCGAGGAGTCGATGAGGATGATGGCAGGGCCGAACTGCACGCCGTCGGCGCGCCGGTACAGGAGGCCAGGGCGGTCGGGATTGCCCGCCCACTGGTTGAGCTCCTCCCAGGCGCCGGAGAACGGGTCGTCGATGGAGCCGGTGAACACCCGGTAGTCCACGCTCCAGGTCTTGTAGCCGCGGCCGTGGCCAAGCACCTCCATCTCCAGGCGGGGGCCCTGCTCGGGGGTCTCGGGCTTGTCCTTTCCGCGCTGCACGTCGATGGCCGCCGTGAGGTAGATGGTGCCCGGCTGCACTTCCTTCTGGGCGTAGGTCCCGCGCAGGGTGATCACCTTTCGGATATCGGGGCGCGCTCCGGTCTCCGCATAGGGCAGGCCGCGGTAGAGGTTGGTGAACGATCGCGAGCCCTCGGGGGTTTCCAGCGAGGCCATGTAGAGCCTCCAGTAGTCGCTCCAGGAGAGCATCCCCACGGGGGAGTACAGGGCGTTGATCTGGCGACTGCGCAGGGTGGGGTCGGATGACTTTCGAGTGGGCTCCCAGTGGCCGGCGGCGAGCATCGCGGTTTTCTGGTGATTCTGGATCTCCGCGAAGCAGTGCTGGCAGACGTAGACGGCCCGCAGGAACTCCCCGGCCTGCAGGATGGGCTTGATGCCGTACTGCGCGTCATCGGCCAGATGCACGAGCTCCTGTTCGCGGCCGCACGCCGGGCAGGGCACGAGGAACTTTCGCATGTCGCCGAGGTTGCACAGGCGCTCGATTTCCGAGTTTCCGGCCACGGTCGGGGAGCTGAAGTCCATGACCTTCTTGCGCGCCCCCCAGCTTGCGGTGTGCCCGAAGTTGACATCCGTCCAGTAGCCCTCACCCGAGGTAAGCAGCGCCGCGCGGCCGTCGATCTCGTCGCGGACCAGAACGCGGATGTCACCTGCGCGCAGCGCCTTCTTGGAACTGGAGGAGATGATGTCCAGGTATCCGCCCACCACCTCTTTCTTGAACACCTTGTCCCCGGTGCGGCGGCTCTTGGCCTCGTTGGTCTGGCTGGCGATGAGGTGGCGGAAGCCCATGCTGTCCACCATGGCGTCGAAACGGCGGGTGCTCCAATCCTCGGCGAGCTCGTCGGTGGCCGTCACGTACTCGCAGGCGGTCGGATTCTCGAACTGCCAGTAGCCGACGACATTCTCCGCAGCCGCGGTGACTCCGAGCTTTCGGGCTTTCATGGTGATGGAGTGCTGCACGGGCGAGAACGGGGAGAGGTCGTCCATGATCTCCACGAGATAGGGAGTGCGCGCGTTGTCCCAGTAGCCGGGGAACGGGGTGTCGGGAGGCATCACGCGGCGGCCCTGGACGAACTCGCTGATGAGGCGCGCCGGGGCGTGGTCGGGCAGGAGGTCGATCTCCTTGCGGAAGAACGTGCGGTCGGCGGTGGTCATAGGCCGAGCCCGAGCTGCGCTGGATGTCCAAAGCCAAGACGTGTCATGCGTCGTTTGTGTCGGTGGTGTTCCCCATCGTAGCCCAGATGGCAGGCTTGGCAGAGCGCCGCCAGCCGATCGTCAGTCACGTCATGATTCAGTTTGTCATGATCCAGGTGAGCGATCGTGAGGACCACAATCGAGCCAGTGCGAGGGTGGATATCGTGGTTCACCGCATGGCACCACTCACACCGCGCCTCATGGAAGTTGCCGTAACAGTCGGTGTGCTGTCCCGCGCGGCGCAGGATGCGTTCGCGGCGGGCCTTCCAATCGGACGGGTACTGCCGGTAGTCAATCGGCATCCGCCACCTCCCCGTCGCCGATGGCATCCAGGTAGGCGTTCATCTCGGTTTTGATTTGCGCAAGCGATCGGCGGATCTCCAGGCCCATGAGCTCCTGCACGCGCGGGGTGTCGGCGTCGGTGAGCTTGAAGGCGGCGGCGATGTCCGGGCCCAGCTTGTCGGCGAGCGTTTTCAACTGCGAGGTGTGCACCTGGTACATGCGGGCGAAGATGCGGTGCACGTCGGTGCGTTCCACGAGCTCTCCGCGGCGGATCGCGTTCTGCTGCTCCTCTTTGTCCGCCTGGGCCACGATCTTGCGAAGCTCGGCCATGGAGTAGGTTTCACCCTCGAGGGTGAGCGGGCCTCCGCCCTCGGGGACCTCTGCGAGCTTTTTACCCCGGGGTTTCCGCGATCCTCCCGACCGAACGACGCGCTGCGAGGGTTTGGCCCCTGCTTTTCCGCCGGCCGGCCGATGCGCCTGGCGGCGCTGGCGTTTGGAAGTGGTGAGGTAGGCGGCGTTCTCTTTCCGGGCGGGGTTGATTGAACCGTCTCGCTCGCGGATGACGCGGCCCTTGGCGATGGCCCCGGACACCGAGGGGGGTTTCACCCCGGCCATGCGCGCAAACTCCGCCTGTGTCACGTGATCGGCTACCACGTGCACAGGGTAGCACGGCGTTAGGCTCTGGGCAAGCTAACGTGTTAGCCTAATGCGAAGTTGCCGCAGGTCCGCGTGTGGGCGAGTCGCGACATGACT